CCCCCCCCCCCCCCCCCCCCCCCCCCCCCCCCCCCCCCTTTTTTTTTTCAAGAAGAAGACGGAATACTAGATGCAGCGTAGTCTCGTGGGCTCGGAGATGTGTATAAGAGACAGGATGTCGGGGTTGGGGTGGTCTCGGCATTCCGCGCGGGAGCGCCATGTGGGGTCGGTGGTGGTCATGAGGCTTCGCGCTCCTCGTCTCGGGCCGCTGCCTGGGCGGCTGCGGCTTGTGCGGCGATGCGGGCAGCGATACGGGCCTGCAGCGCGGGGCTTTGGTGGGTGAGGTGCCAGTGCTCGCCGCACGGGCACATGTAGGGGTAGAGCCGGTCTTTCTTCTCCCCCGCGGGTGGCCGTCGACGCCGTTGGTAGCGGTTGGCTTTGGCTTTCGAGCGGTAGATGCGCTTCTCCGGCGTCGGGCACACAGCAGCCTCGGACTCGGCCTCGTGGTCATCCATTGGTCACCGCCTGCGGTGGCTCCGGATCGGGGAGCTGCAGTGCAGCCAGGCGCAATTGGTCGCGTAGTTCGTTGAGGCAGTAGGGGGCTACGGCGCGGATCTCGGCGGCCAGCTCATAGTTGTCAGCGATGGATTTGGCGAAGTTCTCGGCCATTTGCGCGGCGAGTTCAAGGCCGTTGCGTACGCCGTCCTGGTGGGCGGCCAGCCACAGTGCGCTGACTCGTTCGTTGATCGCTGTGACCGCTGCCATGGCGTCGCTCTGAGGCACGTCGGGACTCGTCATAGAGGGATCTCGCTGAACAGGTCTGGTGACGGCCTGGTGACCTCGGACGGAGGCTCGACTGCCGGGGCCGGTGCTGGTCGCGGTGGTTTGGCCGGGCGGCCGGCCTTGCCGAGCTCTGTGAGCGCCGCGCCGAGCCGGTCGAGCGCGCCTTGGGTGTTCTTGACGGGGTTGGCCCACCGGTCGGTCAGTGCCGACGTGGCGCGTTGCACGTCGCCGAACGCTCTGACGGCGGCGGCGATCTCGCTGATCTGCGCGAGCGTGACTTCGCCGCTCCACCCGTACCGGCCTGACGTTCGGTCGGTGGCCGCGGTGAAATCGATCTTGGCGCCGAGTGCCTGTTCGATCTGGGTGAGGCGCTCGCGGATCTGGGTGGCGTCGTGCTGGCCACCGGCGGCCAGGCGGCGGTCGACGGCGGCAGCTACCTGTTTGTCGAAGTCGCGGCGCGCGTCTTCGCGGGCGGCGCGGCGCAGGGCCTCGGCGGCTTGGGCGCGCAGGGTGTCTTGGCGGGCCATGATGCTGCGCACCGCATTCCACGCTGGCCGGTGCACGCGCGGGTCTTTCCGGACGGCCGGGGTGTGGACTTGCATGCGGTTCTTCGAGCGCGGGCTGGGGCTCATGAGGCCCCATCCGGCGGGTAGCTCGTGCTCGTGGACGATGGCGGGATCGTTGACGACGAGCCACCATTCGTGGCATTCGTCGGCCCAGGCGTCGGCCTTGCCGGGCTTGTTCAGTTCGTTGAGCCAGTCGCTGCGGCTGATCTTGAGTTCGTGGCCGATGAGGATTCGGCCGCTGCTGCTGGTGAATCCGACGTAGACGGCATCGGCGCGGCTGCCGCTGCCCCATCCGCCGTTCTGGCCGACCTCGGGGAGGAACACGCCGCCGGGCATGGGCGCTGAGGGTTTGATGTAGTGCCGCTCGAGTTGGGCGAGCAGGTCGCTGGTGGCGCTCATAGGTCGAGGTCCACGGCGTCGGCGGCGAGCCGTTCGATGGCGGATGGTGGGCGCGGCGGGACCGGTGGCTCGTAGCCCTCGGGCAGCACGGCCCGCGCGGTGATCACCAGTTGTGTGCCGGGCGGGAAGTCCTTGGACCAGGCGCGGAAGCCTGGCCCCCAGATGTATCCGCTGCTCCCCCAGTACGTGCCGATCAAGTTGCCGGTGCGGTCCGAGAACTCCTCAGCAGACGGCTCGGTGACGTGTGTGACCTCCAGGTTGTGCACCGACAGCACCTGTTCGGGGTTGGCATGGCGTGAGCACTTCCACGGTGGTTGCCCGGCCTCGCGGCGTACCGCATCGGCGTAGTCGCGCTTGTACTCGTAATTCGTGATCGACACTTCGCGGCAACCCTCTTCGGCGCAGCGTCGCGTCCGGTCGTATCCACGCCTAGCCATTGGTGCGCTCCCACCTGGTGGTCCACGCGGTGCCGACGAACGGTTCGAGCATCGCGGCGTGGTCGGGCACGTCCACCGCGGCGAACTCTGCCCGCGTGTAACGCGTATCGCCGATCAACCACACCTTCTCGTCGTCCTCGAAGCACACGGCGAAGTCCTGTGTCAGGCCGAGCGTTTCGACGATCAGGTCAGCGAGGTTCTCACTGCTCAGCGATTCCTTGCCGCCGAACGCCTGGGCACGGTCGAGGACTTCGGCGATGCGCTCGCTCAGGTTGGCCTGATCAGGCATGGTGGTTCCCCTCGGTCGATTGAGGTGCTTGGGGCGTGTGGATCACATGGGCTGGCAACCGGATATCGCTGGACAGTTCTTCGATTTCGCTGCCCGCGGCCCACCACGAACGCGTCCCGAGGTAGCTCTTGCCGTTGCGCTGCCAGGCGCATTCGGCGTCGTCGACGATCACCACCCCGTCCGGTAGCGCATCAAGTTGCTCCACGGTGTCGATACGCACCGGACGCAGGCGCCGCACTTCGGCGATCAGCGGGCGGTGGGCGTCGACGATGCGGCCCAGCTTCTCGCTCGCGCGGGTGCCGTCGGATATGTACACCAGTCCCCTGGTGGAGTTTTCGAGTTCGTCGAGGTCGAGATCAGACATAGCGCCACTCGATTCGCGTGACGGTCGACTCGGGCCGGCAACCCTTGTGGGAGTCGCAGAAGAACCGCACGAACTCGGCCGGCGTCATGTGGGGGAAGCCTTCGCGGGCGCAGTCGTCGGCGGTGATGGTGTCAAGCTGTTCCCGCCGGACCGAGACGACTTCGACGTCGGTGATCCGCACCAGCGGCTCACCCTTGCGGCGACCCATCACCTTCCGGCACAACGTCAACCGGTCACCTGGCTTGAGGATCCGCCAGCCCATCCGGCGGGTCACGTCCTTGGTGCGGGCCACCACCTGGTCCTCGGTGAGCGACACCGACATCAGCCGCGCCATCAGCAGGCCCCGTCGCAGAGGCAGCCGCCGCAGTCGCCGCAGCAGCCGTCCTCGTTCACGCCGTAGCGGCCCGCCGCGCACTCGGTGGTCGACGTGCCGTCGTCTTCTACGCCGCCGCCGCAGCTCTCGCAGTCTCGGTCGGCCATGGTCAGTCCTCCCCTTCGGTTTCGTCGGCGGGTGGTTCCCAGCCGGGGCAGTCGCACATCTCGTCGAGGTCAGCCCCGGGTCGTAGGTGGCAGCAGGCGGTGTGCACCACGCCGTCGCCGTGGTCGTCACGCCCGTGATCGCAGAGCGCGCACACGGTTTCGTCCATCAGCCGGCCACCTCCGGGTACTCGTCCCAGGTGCGGCCGTCGAGCTCACGGCCGGCGCGCGCCTTGCCGACGCGGCGCATCGCGGTCCAGCCGCCGTGCCCAGCGCGGAACGGGTTGAACGGGTTATCCGGCGTCAGCGCCGTCCCGCCCGACAAGTGCATCGCGCACCGTTTGCCATCGCGGGCATCACGAGGCACGTTCAGCACCCGATAGGCCTCATCGATCCCTAACTCCGGGTCGGCGGGGTACTCGGTGACGTCCTCGATCCACTCGCCGTGCTGCTTGTGCAAGTACGCCACGCCAGCCGCTTGGCATTGGTCGCGAATCGAGCGGAACCACTGCGGGTGAGCAGGTCTCGCGCCCGGCCCCGATTCGCCGCCGGTGATCACCCAGTCGATGCCAGTCAGATCGATGTCATCCATCGGGCCGAGCAAAGGCTCACACGAGAAGAATCGGACAGCCGCCTGGGTTTCGCGCAGCGCGTCACCGCGGATCTTGGCCCAGCGCGCATCCTCGGCGCTGACTCCGAGCCACACGTTGCTCAGTGGCCAGCTCTCATGCTGGGTGCGCGGATCGTCGGTGGCGAGGTCGTCGGCGTAGTCCTCGACCCGTACGCGAAAGTCTTTGGACGACAGCAGTGACCGCATTCGAGCGTGCCGTTTGGTGAGTACTTGGAAGGTGTGCCAACTGGCAACAGCCATGACCCCGAACACCGCTGCGATGTAGTCGTCGGGCACCTGGTCGTGGAACAGATCGGACTGCGCGTTGACGAAGATCCGCCGAGGACGACTCCACGACAGCGGCAGATGCAGCCTGTCAGCAACAAGGTTGACCTGCCCGGTCCACTCACCACCAGATTCGGTCCCGGCGTAGGGTTCCCGAACTTTCGGGTTCGGGTTCGCCTGCATCCGATGCGCTGTCCGGATCGCGTAGCAGTGATCGCACCCTGGCGACACCTTGTCGCAACCAATGATCACGTTCCATGTCGCGTCCGACCATTCGATCTTGGTGTTGTCGCTCATCGTTGAGCCTCCGCAGCGTCGACCGCGGCGAGCAGGGCGGCGGCGAGATGTGGGGACTCATCGAGGGTGAAGAACCGGTAGGCGCCGAAGCCGTTGGGCGCGTACTGCCGAACGCCTGAGTCGCGGAACTGGAATTCATCGGCAATGTCTTCCGGCTTCGGCAGCTCCACCACTGCGATGCGAGCATCCTTGAGCGCGGCGAGGATATCGCGCGCCAGGTCGCCGGTCTGGAAGCCGAGCAGGGTGCTCGCGGCTTCGCTGATGACAGTTTCGATGCGGTCGCTCATCGCCGATTCCGTTCGTCGATCTCGATGGCGCCGAGTGCGCCGAGTGCGAGAGCTGCACGCAGTGCCGCGCCCATGGTTGAGTACTCGCGCGCCGACTTGGCCAGCGTTGCGTGGTTGCCGGTCGAAGTGATCCACCAGATCCACTTGCCGTCCATCGTTTCCTGTGCGTACACAGACGCCTTCGGTCGATTCATCGTGTTCTCCTGGTCCACATTGATCCGGTGATACGGCGTCGATTTCGGTGTTGGAGTAGTGATTCCGCGGTCATCGGTCGGCCTCCGGCGGCCAGCCACCGAGAGCGTCGACGCGGCTGATCAGCTCATTGAGCAAGGTGCGCGTGAGAGTCCAAGGTTCGCCGCTCGGGTCTTCTCGGACCGCACCGGCAATCCACGTCGCGGCGGCGTGCAGAAGCCTGACCGTCTCGTGGTCAGCCTCCTGTGGGACCGTTGCCCTACGCTCGGCCTCCCGCTGCACCTCGGCCACGTGCTCAGCCCAATCCCGCGCCGTGCGCACGATCCGCCGGCATCCGCAGCGAGAGTGCACACCATCGAAGAACGGACCCTGATGCACGTACAGGACCGCGGCCAGCTCCTCGGGGGTCACGATGCACCACCGCCGAAGTCGAACAGCGACCGCTGATCACTGATCGGACGGTTGGACCAAATCACCTCGGTGCGGCCCTGATTGGTGCCATTGCCCTGACCGGTCATGTGCGGGATCTCGATCCGGTCCCACCCCTTCAGCGCGGTCTCGTAGAGATCGGACGGATAGCCGGACAGCACCACCGACGCCTGGCAGCCCATGAGCGCCCAGAGCAGCTCGACGTGGTCGCCGTGCTCGGGCATGTCGACCCGGTACCCGTTGCCGCCGCCGCGCGTGCTGCGGGTGGCGCCGAGATAGGGCGGGTCGACGTAGAGGCAGCACTTCGGGTGCGCGCCATAGGACTCGATGATTTCGAGGGCAGGTTTGCACTCCAGGCTGACGTGGTGGAGACGCTCGGCGGCGGCAGCCATCCGGTCGACATACGCGGCGAGGTAGCCCGGCATCCCGGTCGAGTTGCCGCCCGGGTTCACGTAGTACCGCCACCCAGTGCTCGATCGCATCGTGCCACCACGGGATTGCGTGATCTGCACCCAGACGAGGCGGGCGATCTCGACGTCATCGAGGCCGTCGAGGCTCGTGCCGCGGATCCTGTCACGCGTGAGCATGTGCTCGGCGCGCGCGTGCGGCGTGAGCGCGCACACCCGGGCCAGCTGCTCCGGTTGGTTGCGCAGTACTCGCCAGAACGTCATCAGTAGACCGTCGAGATCGTTGACAGTTTCCATCCGACTCGGGCGCTTCGCGAGCAAGACGGAGAGGCCTCCCGCGAACGGCTCAACGTAGTGCTCGTGCGCCGGCAGCAGCGCGGCGATCTTGTCGGCCAGCCGTGTCTTGCCGCCGTAGTAGGCCATGGGCGGGGCGGTCACATCGGCCCCCATATCCAGCACGCGGCGGCCAGTAGCCAGCAGCCCACGATGGCCAGGTGGTAGCGCCAGCTCGGCCACGCTGTCGCCACCCGGCGGTACCGTGCCGCCCATGAGCTGCCCCACCGATGCTGACTGGTCTTGGTACCGGTCAGCGATGGTGCAGATTGCGCCGCACGCGTGGGTCGCGACACTGCCGATGAGCTGCCCACGCTGCGGGCTCGCCTGGTCGCACAACGGGCTGACACCGATCCGCGGTCAGGTCCACCGCGGCCGTGGTCACCCACCAGACGCGCAGGTAGCCACCACCAGCTATCAGTGCGCCGAATGCGGCCACACCAGCTACGACGAACACTGATCACGCGACCACCCCGAGCGACTCGGCCACGACACCGACGAGATCCCGCGCCGCCGGCGGAGTGACCGCGTTACCCGCCAGCTTCACCTGTTCCCGACGATCACCCAGGACCACGTAGTCGGACGGAAAGTCCATCGCCGCAATGATTTCCCTGGGCTCCAGCATCCGGAATCGCACATCACGCAGGTCGACGGTCGGCTGGTCCGCGGTCAGCAGCGACTGATGGCCAGTCGTCGTCACGGTCCGGATCGGCTCGGCGACCGGGGTGGACATCTGCCCTTGGTCACCGCGCGCGGTGTTGTTCCGCATGATCAACGCGTGCTTCTCCACGGTCGACATAGTCGACACCGGCTGGGCGTGCTTACCGGCGCGCCCCTCCACCGGCACCAGCAGCGGCGCCCAGTAACGGTCGATGCCGGCGCGGACGCGTTCCATCGTCGACGGTGCGAGCGGCAACCACACCTCTTCGCCCGTGGCGGCCTTGATGACGAACTTTTTCAGCGGCCGGTCGTAGAGCAGCTTGCCCTCCAGCGACCAGTCGATGATCTCCTCCGCGGCCCGCACGCCCGGCTCTACCGTCGCGTTGCGGCACGACGTGTTGGGGCACCGGTAGACGTACTGGCGGCGATAGTTCGCCTTGGGTGATGCGCCCGGCTTGAATGCCTGCATCGCCCGCACCGGGCCGCACTTCGGGCAGATGGCCTCTGGCCGGGTGACGCGCTCGACGTCGGGCCGCGGGTTGCCGCGGCGCCAGAAGAGCACGTACATCCGATCGCGGGACTGCGGGGCGCCGAGCCCGAGCAGCTGCGCGTGCATGCTGTTCAGGAACACGATCTGGTGGTCGTAGCCCATGTTGTCCATCGCGGACAGCCAGGACCGGAACAGGCAGCCCTTGTCGGGTGACCACTCGGGCGCCCATTCGATCGCGTCCACGACGTTCTCGACGATGATCGACCGGTAGCCGTGCGCCTCGGCGAACCGCGGCACGTCCCACATCGTTGCCCGAGACCGCTCGGCCGCCTCGTCCGGCAGCGGCGCTTCCTCGGTGAATAGGTCCGCCTGGACCAGCTTTTTCTTGCCCTTGGCCACACTGTGATTCGTGCATTCGGGCGACGCCCAGAGGATGTCGGTGCGTGGGAATCGCCGCGGGTCGGTCTGCGAGATGTCGGCGCAGAGGTGGTCGGCGTCCGGGTGATTGGTGTTGTGGGTCTCCACCGCGAGATCCCAATGGTTCGAGGCGATCCGGACCGAGACGCCCGGGACCGCAATGGCCCCGGTGCTCGATCCGCCAGCGCCGCAGAACAGATCAGTGAGGGTCAGCATCACACCGCTCCGAACAGTGCGAGCTCATCCGATGCTGGCTGCTCGGCGGGGTTGGCGTGCAACATAATCTGCCCTTCCGGGGTGAGGCGGAATCGGCTCAGGTTGTCGCCGGGGATCCGCTCGATCAATCCGCGCGACGCGAGTGTGTCGGCGGTGTAGCCCGAGACGCGCGGGAAGCCATCGGTGTCAACCGATTCGAGCGCGAACAGGAACAGGCGTTTCCGAGACGCCTCCAACTCCCGCTGCTGGGCGGCTCGCCGCTCATCGATGAGATCGTCGTACGTCGCTGCCATCACGCATCCGCCTCGTCGATCGCGCGGATGGTCGGGCACGGCCATTTATCGGCGCATTCGATGCACAGCGTGGTCTCGCGCTCGTGCAGTGCCCGGACCGCGTTGAGTGCCCGCGTCTGCCGCTCGGCGAGCTGCCTGGTGGCCAGCACCGCGTCGGCCGCGCTCAGTACGCCGATAACGGAGCCGCGATCGATGGCCTCCAGCACGCTGCCGATGCCCGCGTCGTATCGGGCCGGGACGTCTGGGTTCTCGCCGAGCGGTTCGGACTGGTCTTCGCAGGTGTTCATGGTCAGCACCCACTCGCCTGAGCTTCAACGGCTTTGACGCGGTCCAACCGCTCGGCATAGTCCTGGGCGTCCTCTAGCGATGCGAACGCCCGCCCCTCGGGCAGTGCCAACATCGAGACTCCGTCATGGCCCCGGCCGTTCAGGATCCACTCCTGGCCGATCCGTTCGATGCGGTACTCGCCACGCGCCCCGCCAAACCAGGTGTACGTGTCCACGATGTGCTCGTGGCTCCTCCACTGCGGCCTCACAGGTCGTCGCCTCCTTCCAGGTGCCTCATCGGCTTGGGATCAGCACGCCAGCAGGTCCGGCATCGGCCGCCACGACGATGGGCCAGCTCGGCGCCGCAGTTCGTGCAGCGTGAAAACGGCCGCGCGGCACTCCGTTTCTTGTCGCGCAGGTGGTCGTATCGGCATTGCTCGGAGCAGAGCTTCTGCGCGTGATTGACCCGCTTGAACAGCTGCTGGCACTGTGCGCATGGCACCAGCTCGGCCAAAGACCCTGGCGCGCCGGGAACCTTCACCCGGCAGGCCGGCGAGCAGGTCTTGGGTGGCTTGCCGTTGCAGTCGTCGAGGTAGATCGGTCCGCCGCACACCTGGCAAGCGATCACCGCATCGGTGCCGCGCCGCATCGTGCTGCTGTGTTCGCCGACGACGATCACGGTGCGCGGGTAGGCCGCGTCGAGCTCGATGAGGCCCATGACTGCGGTGCACTGCGAATCGTCCGCCCACAGAATGCCGTTGGCGGCGTCGCACACGTGCTTGAGCAGGTTGTCGGTGTCGATGCGCTGCCGGTTTGGTCGGTAGAACAGGCACCCCAGGCCGACGTTGCCGGTGAAGGGGCTGGCGACGCTGGCGCGGAGATAGGACGCCGTGCGCTTCTCCGCGTCCTGGTCTTCCGGCTTGGAGTACGTCCGGCCGTTACGGGTGAATCGTGGCCGCGACTTCGACCAGGGCGCACCCGGAATCGTGACCATGCACATGGTGTCCGCGGTGTCACTCAGTCCGAGGCTGTCGAACATGTCCAGCATCCGCTCGACGTCGGCCCGCAGGTCAACCGCTGGCAGTGTCGGGGCCGTCACTCCCCTGCCCCCGACTTCTCATCGAGCGCGGCGTACGCGCCGGCCAGATCGTCCGGTTTGAACAGCACCGCCCGTGCCACGCTGCCGTTCGCCTCGCCGACGATGCCGGCGGCCTCCAGTTCGTCGAGCAGACGAGCAGCCCGCGCGAACCCGACCTTCAGCTTGCGCTGCAGCATCGACCCCGAACCCATCTGCGTGGACACCACTAGCTCGACGGCCTGGCGGAGCTCCGTGTCCCAGTCCGCTTCGGTCTTCGCCGCGGCGTCGGCGATGATCTCGCCGAATTCACCCTGCGGGTTTGGCGCCACGACCGTGACACCGCTGGCCTTCATGTCACGCAACGCCTTCAACAGGTCACTGTCGGGCGCCAGGACAGGTTCGATACTCGGCCCGTCTGTCGGATCCCCTGGGACCGGTGTGCCGGGCATGGCGATACCGATCCACGTGTCGCCGATCTGCACGATCTGCAGCAGCCGGTTCGGCGACCGGAACATCTGGATCTGCATGTTGCGGCGCCTGGCCACGGCCACGAGTGGAGCCAGCACCGTCGCCGACCACAGGGTCAGCGGTACCTCGGCGTAGTCCTCTTTCGTGACGAACGTGTTGGTGCGGATCCGGTGCACGATGCTGATCGGGAACTTCGACTCGTGGTGCGCGTGGAATTGAAACTCGTTGTCGGAGTCGAACAGTGCTGGCGTCTCAGCGAGCGTGACCGTCCAGCCGGGGTGCTCGTCGTCCTTGCCGTCCTCCGGCGGGTCGGCGAGCGCCAGGCTGATGTCGACGGTGTGCTGGTCGCCTTTGATTTTCTTCCACGATTTGATCAGCGAGAGCACGTTGGCGACCGACTCGCACGGCCACACCATGGGGTCGATGCGTCCATCGCACGGAATCCATGTGTGACCGAGCACGTACTTGTTGGTGGACGATGCAGCGAGTAGGTCGACGTCGCTGGGTTCGTCGCGCCAGGGAGCTCGGGTGGTGGTGAGGTGCACGCCGCCGAAGTCGTTGCTGGCGGTCTGCAACGCATCGGTCAGGATGTCGATCAGTTTCGTGGTCGCCACGGTGATGCTCACGGGGGTTCCTTTCCGAGGATGGGAGTTACAGGCGGTCGCCTGTGGCACTGCGGGTTTCGATGGGCCAGCGGCGGACCAGTTGCGTGAGCCGTTGACGCTGGGCGCCCGGGTCCGGGTCGTCGAAGTCGGCATAGTCGGGCTCGTCGAACAGGTCGGGCCACCACGGGGATTGGGCGAGCTGAGCGTGCAGTTCGGCCAGCCGGAGCTTGAATGCGACGTGGGGCAACTTCGGCGCCACCTGCGGGTCGGCCTGCTCCAACTCAGCCAGCAGCTCGTCAGCACGCTGGTAGTGCTCAGCGGGGGTCATCGTCATCGGAAGACCCACCCGAAGACGACGAACAGCGCGATCCACGCCGCGGCTTCGGCCCACGTCATTTCGACGCCTCCGCGGTCTTCGCGACGCGGTTGCGCGCCTTCGTCAACTGGCCCTTCGTGACGGCGTGCGACGCCCGCTCGGCCCGCAACGACTCATCCCGATTGGCCAACAGGCGCTCCAGCCGGTCAGCTCGCTCCTGCTGTTTCTCCGCTTCGGTCTTGCCGTTGAACACGTTGATGTGGCCCGCCGGGCAGTAGAAGTCCCTGTGGTCCTGGCGGCGCCTGTTCGCCATGTCGTCGGTGATGCCGAAGGGCACACCGCACGTGGCGCAGTGAATCAGGCTGAGCGTCTGGTCGTATGTGAGGCTCATGCGCCCGGCCCGTCGAACAGTGAGATAACCGCGGCGGCTTCGTCGTACGTCACATCCGCCGTACGCCTGGCCTTCACCCCGGCCGCATCACCGAGGTAGGAGAACCACTCGTCTTCGGAGTCGTACTTCTCCGACTTCTGGATCTGCGCCATGCGGTCCAGCTGCTCCCTGGATGCCATCTGCACAGCGGTGTCCTGGGCTGGGCCGGTCACGTCGATCGATTCCCGCCGCTCCTCCTGCGGTTCATCCACCGGGTCGCCGATCACTTCGCCGTCGATGTGCGTCGGGGTATCGATCGCGCCCGCGGCAAGATCCACCCGGACACTGCCGTCGTTGTCCATCGCTCGCTGCATCTCGGTCGACTTCGGCATCAACGCCATCAGCCGCAGCAGCATCGTCTTCTGCCCCATGGCGTCGAAGTGATCCCGCCACGGGCCCACAATCTGGCCTTCACGGTTTCGGGCCATCGCGAACTTGTCGCGGTGCCTCTCCATGTCCGCGACAGTCATCGGATCGGTCAGCGAGTAGCCACCGTTGGCCAGCCTGCCTACCGCGTAGAACAGCTTCGTGTCGCCGCGCTCACCGTCCAGGCAAGGCTTGTGCAACCACTTGTCCTCGGCGGCACCGTATTCGACCTCGAACAGGTCGTTGGCGTACACGATCCTCGAGTGCAGCGACGCGATGCGGTCCGACCTGTGGCCCAGCTCGACGTACCCCTTGTAGCCGATGATCAACTGGGCCCGCTGGCCACGAGTCTTGTTGTCGTAGAACGGCAGAATCCACGCTTGCCCCAAGGCCCCCACACCAGGCCGCAGACCCAACTGAGCGCACGTCATCGCCGCACCCAGCACCGACGGAATGTCACACTGGGCCAGCTTCGGTGTCTGCTGCATGCAGGTCATGACGTCGCGGATCAGCTGCACCGCCTCCACACCCTTCGGCATGGCGCGTTGAAATTGTTCCTGCATCTTCACCAACTGCTGGCGGAGATCCTTGCCGTCGGCCTGCTGTGCGACCGACTGCCTCGCGCGCTGCGCCAAATCACGTGCCATGGTGGTTATTTCCCTTTCGGTAGGTAAACGGACGCCGCCTGATAGCGGCGGTACAACTCGGGGTCCTCGGCCTTGAGCCGGTCCTTGTCGATCACCTCGACCTTGTGGAGCCAGCCGGCGTCGTCCTGCTCCTCGCGGAATGCCTTTTCGCGGAAGATGCCGCGCCGCAGCGCAACCAGTTTTCGGCCGGCCGCGTCGGTGATGGCGTCGGCTCCCTGCAACAGGTCGGTCAACTGGTTGACGGCCTGCGCCTTCTCGGATTTCGCCGACTTCTCGGCGTCGAGCGCCGATCGGTAGGCGACCATCGCGGCCTCAACCTCGGGCAGTCGCTCGTCGTCCAAAACTTCGATGACGTCGAACCGGCGCGGCCAGCGCGCGGCGATCGCCTCGGCGGTCGCGTCCGACCCGTCGATGGGCGGGGCCACGTCCGGCACGATGTACGTGTCCCACAGGTGCTGCTCTGCAGCGTTGATCGTGGCGATTAGCTCGTCGTCGCGCGGCACGTACTCCCACCGCAGCCGGTTCCCACCGATCAGGCCAGCGACGTAAGCGCCATCCGCGCCCGTGACCGCGCACCCGTGCTGGATCTGCAGTTCTGCGTGGTCAGGGACCTCCCCGTCCTCCCAATCGTGAGCCAGCCACGCGGACGCGTTCTTGATCTCAACCAGGGCGTTCTGGTCGAGGATCAGACCGTCGGGGTTGTACAGCTGCCACGGCCGCTCCAGCGACCGCAGCGTCGGGCACTCCACGATGTCGACACCCAGTCGACGCGCGAGCTCGGCGCGGATGACGGGCTCCAGCAGGGTGCCCCACATCATCGCCTCGGTCTCGTCGTCCGGCCGCGACTTGCCCGTCTTGTCAGCCCACACCGAGAACGGCGAACCGTACTTCCCCAGCCCCAGCACGGCCGAGCAGTCCGACGATCCGATACCGGTGCGGCGCAGCTCGAGCCACTCTTCGCGGTCCTTGTAGTGGCCGGCCAGTTCGGCGAACTCGGCCCAGAACGGTGCGACGGTCATCGGTAGTCGGCTCCCCCGTAGCGCACGTCGTCCACATCTCCGCACATGCCGGCCGATTGCCTACTGGCGATGCCGGTTGTGGCCCGGTCCATTTCGCTCAGCTGGTGGTTTGCCCTTGCCCACTCGTCGGCCTCGAATTCGTACGCCATCACCGATTCACCCCTTGCTTGGTCTTCTGATTCCTCTGTCCACCAGTCGTCGGGGTCCGGGTGGACGCGGAAACCCCAGGCGATGACCGCCAGCGCGGCGAGAACCGTGGCGGTTACGAACAATTCGCGCCACAGCGCCAGGTACGCGATGGCGCCGACGAGTCCGAACGCCCAGGCGGCCAACCACAGTGCCCGCGTCACGACGCCACCGCCGACATGTGCCGGCCCACGCGCGACTCCGTGATGGCCTCGACGCGCTGCTGCAGCGCCCCGATACCCTCGTCGGGATTCACGAAAGCGGCCAGCGCCATGGTGATCTGGGCGTACTTCGCGGGGTACCGCTGCGCCAGCAGCCGCAGCTCCTCGAACAGCCGACGAGGGTCGTCGTCGCGGATCTTCACCGCTAGCCCCAGCGCGACGTCGGCGACGCGATCCAGGTTCGAGTCGAGTGTCTGGTCAACGACGGGCGGCTTCATTGCGCACCGCCCAGGTCTGCGACGGTGCGGCTGAACCTGTTGGCGCGGTGCATGCCTTTGTACCTGCGGCCGCGCTTCGGCGGCAGAATGATCCCACCGCCAGGCACCGAAACCGCCTGGTGCAGACGGAGAGCAGCCACGGTTGCGTCGAAATCGGCCGGCGTCCACACCGGCTGCAGCGCCGTCATCGGATCGCCACCGATCCGGTTGGCAGCCAACCCGGCTCATCCGGCAAAACCGTGGCGTCGGTGACCGCGTATTCCTCGTAGCGCGCGACGCTGTCACCGACCGAGTAACCACCCGAGCAGGACCAGCGGTAGCAGGACACCGGCACGTAATGCGCTGGCGTCCAGTACTGCCGAGTGCGCCACCAACTCCCGTCAGCGCGGCGGGGGCCGTCGCAGATGGTGCGCTTCTGCCCCCACGCCAGCAGGCCAGGCGCGGCGATCGTCTCGCAACCCACGTTCGGTGAGGCCTTCGCGCCGGTGGCCCATAGGGTTCCGACGGCCGCCAGGATGGCGCCGTACACGATGAGCGCCAGGACGCGGCGCACCACCCGCGCCGTCACGCTGCAGCCTCTGCGCGAACGGCGTTGACGTGGGCGATGATCAGATCCCACTGCGCCGCGGAGAACGACATCGAAGACGACCCGCCGCCGCCACCGATGTGGATGGTGACCCTGCCGTCGTCGTCCATCGCGGCATACACGTCTACTCGGTCGTTCATGTAGAGGGTGGTACCGAGATGACCTCTGCTGCCGAAGGGTTCGCGCTCGGTGTGGCGTATCAAGCCGTCGATTGGGGTACGGTCGATGCCTGGCACTGGTGTTCCTTTCGATGGGGTGTTACTGGTGTCGAGGGCTCCGAGCTGGTGACGCAGCACGGGGCCCTACTTCTTGGTGATCGAGTAGTCGGAGAGCAGATCGCTGGCGATCTCGTCGTAGGTCGCGTCGACCGCCATGCCGCGTCGCAGGCAACTGACCTGAATTCCGGTGATGTGTGCAGCGAGGTCCGCGTGACCGACCGAAAGCAGTGCCGCCCGATAGGCATTCACCGCGACCCCGGCAACCATCGAAGGCGTGCAACCGATCAGCGCGGCATCGTTTTCCGGTCGATCGACCCACTCCATGACGGCCCGGCACGCGGCGGTCACAGCGTCGGAATCAGCCGGCAGCACCGCTTCGTCCACGAACTCGTCAGGCACCATCGCATCAGCCAGCCCGGCGGCGTCGAGGTAGTCGCCGGCCTCACGCTCAGAAAACCCCGTGCGCAATTCGGCGCGCGCCTGGTTGACCGCGTCGATGAAATCGGCTGCGCCACGCAACAGGTGGGTGATCACGGCGCCACCGCCGCAGCGCCGCGTCGACCCTCGACAGGCTCCTTACCCAGGAACTCCACCCGCTCCAGCAGGTCCTCGTTCTCGGTGGTCAACTCGTCGACACGGACCCGCAACTCGTCTCGCTCATCGCGGATCTGCTCACGATCAGCGATCAGTTCACTCATCTCGCGGGCCATGACGGTGTTCGCCTCGTGCGCGAATCGCAGCAGCGGGGCGAAATTGTCGTGCTCGGCCAGAACGTCGGCCAGTTCCTCGCGGGTCGCCTGCAGTTCCGCAATCGCCGCGTCGTAGGTGTCCGGCAGCGGTGCCTGCGTGGCGGACAGGCCGTTACGGCGCTGCGCAGCGCCCGAGAACGGGCGGTTGTGCGCCTCGATCGCCATACCCAAACCAGTGATGCAGGTGCTCATGCCGATACCTGCGTGTGCTCGGCGATGAACCGATCCACCTCAGCCCGGGTCACCAGGCGGCGTGAACCGACCCGCACCCAACGCAATTCACCCTTATCGAACAGTCGGTAGACGGTCGCTGCATGCACCCGAAGCAGCTCCGCCGTCTCCGGGATTGTCAGCAGCAACTTTTCGATGAGCGCGGTCACGATGCCGCCACCAATGCGGGGTCGTCGCCGCCGCCCAGGCGCTTGTGCAGCTCCGCCAGGCCCTTCGGCGTGATCCGCACCGACGGCGGAGGCACCTCCATCTCACCGGTGCGCTCGTTGAGGTACGGGCGGTTGAGCTTCTCGGCCAGGCGACCGGTCTGGATCTGCGTCTGGTACGGCTTCCACGCACCGTTCTCCCGGTAGATCCAGCCTTCGGCCTGCATGAACTTGAACAGACGCTGCTGGCCGATCTCGATGTTCGGGTCGCGCGACAGCACCTTGGCGGCGTCGCGCACCATGTAGTCGCCCTGCGAGCTGGCCATGTGCTGCCACGCCGACGCCGGCGCCTCGAGTTCCTTTGCGCGGCCTTCGGCTTCGATGCGAGCAGCGTGCTCGCGGTCGGCGCGGTCTTCGGCGTCGATGACCATCTGCGCCAACTCGCGCTTCGACGGCAGCGCGATGACCGGAGCCACGGTGGCGCGCTCGGCGAGCATCTGCCGCATCGCGTAGAACCCGGCGACAAGACGCTTGCGGAAGTCGAACACCACCTTGCTTCCTCCAAG